GTATGGCTTCGCAGATTCCGTTGATGGAACCAAAGCGTGGTCCAGCAACACCAGCACCAACGGCTACACCGTCTATGAAGGACCGAGTTTCTCAATTGAGTTCGATGGTTAAGACAGCACAGCCACAGAAAGTTGGCGGCGTGGCTGCAAAACTTGGCAAGCCACAAGTGAATGTGCAACCTAAACCACGTGTTGCCGTTCCAGTTGGCAAGCCACAAGTGAATGTGCAGCCACGTATGGCTAAGGGTGGCTCTGTCGCTAAGAAGGCTAAGAAGTGATATGGCAAACAAGAACATTGACGACGACACACGCAAACGTGCTCTAGCCTTTGTTGAGAAGAACAAGAAGGGCGCTGACGAGAAAGAATATCGCAGCGATCCCTACAGCAAAATGACAAAGGCTGAACGTGACGCTCGTGTTAGTTCTGCAGACGACTTCTTCGCTGGTGCCGCTGCTGAGATGAAGCCACGTGCTGTAGCTGTAGAGGATGATCCACTCAAGCGTATTGCCAAACCAAAGCCACGTGTTGTTAGCAAGAAAGAGTTGGAAGAGTCTGGTCTTAGCTTGCGCGACTTCCTCAACCGTGAGCGTGGTCTTACTCGTCGCAAAGACAAGAGCGAAGATAAAGTTGAATCGGCTAAGAAGCAACTCAAGCTTGGTGAGAAGGTTAGCTCTGCAGAAGTTGACAAGGCTAAGAAGCAACTCGGTATGGCTAAAGGTGGCTACGTCAATTGTGGTGCTTCTGTACCACCTGCACAGAAGGCTAAGAAGTAATATGGCTACCAAGTCTAAAGTGAACGCTGCAGGCAACTACACCAAGCCAGAGCTTCGTAAGAAGATTGTGTCGCAAGTGAAAGCTGCAGCAACACAGGGCACTGCGGCAGGGCAATGGAGCGCGAGAAAAAGTCAATTAGTAGCTAAAAAGTATAAAGCTGCTGGGGGCGGTTACCGTGACTAAAGTCTGTTCTATGTGTAAGCAGGACAAGCCTGTAACTGAGTTCAGAAGCAGGGGAGGATCAATGTCGCATCTGTTGAAAAGTAGGTGCAACACTTGTTTATATAAAGAACATCGAAGCTGGGTTGAGGACAATCCAGAACGGGTTCAGGGTTATCGTGAGAAAGATAGCTGGACAATGGCAAAGCGCTGTGCTCGTAGAAACATTACACCAGAACAACTGGTGGACAGATACGAACAACAAGAAGAGTGTTGTGCTGTTTGTAAGAAGCACATCGATTTAGACAACAGCGCTATCGATCACAACCACGTTACTGGAGAGTTTCGTGGTGTGTTGTGTAAGCAATGTAATAGAGCGCTTGGTATGTTCGGTGATAGTATTTCAACACTACGAAATGCGGTAGAATATCTTGAAGACTATGGGAGTTATGGCGATGGCACTTAAAGCTCCACAGAAATCCCTCAAAGAGTGGACAGAGCAAAAATGGACGACTAAGTCAGGTAAGCGCTCATCAGATACAGGTGAGCGTTATTTGCCTGAAGCAGCCATCAAAGCTTTGTCACCTGCAGAATATGCAGCCACCACCAAAGCTAAGCGTGAAGGCAAAGCTAAGGGTAAACAATTTGTTGCTCAACCAAAGAGCATTGCTAAGAAGACGGCTAAGCACCGTTAAAGGAAAACATCATGGCTACAAAGAAAGCATTCAAGCCCTGCGAAGGTTGTCCCACTCCTGCCAAGTGCAAGGCTGCTGGTAAGTGTCTTGCCAAAGAAGGCAAGGGTGGTAAGCCCGTCATTGCCATTATGATTGGTGTTGGTAAGCCCATGAAGGCTAAGAAGAAATGAAGCAGTCTCCAAAGCAAACCAAGAAGGTTGCCAAAGTGATGGGTGAGTTTAAAGAAGGCTCCCTGCACAGCGGCAAAGGTGGTAAGGTTGTTAAGAGTCCTAAGCAGGCTATAGCAATTGCGTTGTCTGAAGCTAAAGTGAAGCCTAAAAAGAAATGAACAAAGAACCGAAGATTAGGAGCATTGGTACAGTGTTGACGGCTGGTGTTGCCAACACTGTCTACACCTGCCCTCCCAACTACATTGCTAAGATGACTCTGTTGTTTGTCTCCAATCATGGTGGCAACAACAAGCTCGTCACCATTCAATGGAACGATGTCAGTGCTGGTCAAAGCTATTACATTGTTGGTGGTTATGTGTTGGCTGCTACAGGCTATTTGAAGCTTGATGGTAGCTATCTTGTTCTCAATCCCGGCGACACAGTTGTTGTCACGCCAGAAGCTGGCGCTACTTGTGACACCACCATCACTGTTGAAGAGCATTACGAACAAGGACTATTCTAATATGGCTAAAGAACTAACAGAACAACATAAGCGATTCCTTGAAGTGTTGTTTGCCGATGCTGGTGGCAACATCAATCAAGCTATGCGTATGGCAGGTTTCTCTGAAGGCTATAGCCGTCGAAGCCTCACCAACTATCTCAAAGAAGAAATCATTGAAGCTACACAGCTTTACATTGCTATGGCAGCACCAAAGGCTGCAGTGGCTATGATTAACGCCATTGACGATCCTACAGAACTCGGTCTTAAAGAGAAGATGAGTGCTGCTAAAGACTTGCTTGACCGTGCTGGTTTGGTGAAGACAGAGAAGGTGCAAGTTGAAAGCACTGGTGGTGTGATGGTGTTGCCTGCAAAGGAACGTGAGGATGAGTGAGTCTTTTGATTTTGGCTTAGGCACCTTCATATTGCCACAGCCTGAGTCAAAGGTTGAATATGTTAAGATACCTAGACTGTCTAGGACAATACCTTTTGGTTACGTTGTTGACAGTGAAGATGATGGATGGCTCCAACCTGTAGCGCTTGAGCTTGATGCTCTTGAAAAAGCTAAGAAGTATTTGAAGCAGTATAGCTCTAGGCAGGTGGCAGCTTGGCTCACCACTGTGACAGGTAGAGAGATAAGCCATGTAGGTCTATTGAAACGTATAAAGAATGAACAGTCCCACAAACGCAAATCCTCTACTTATCGAAAGCTTGCCGAAGGGTACGAAAAAGCCCTTAAGAAAGCGCAAGAGTACGAAGAAAGAACCGGAACAAAAGACGGAAGCTTCTTCGATAGTGATCGATTCGTCAAACTTAGCGAGTCCTTCACAGCCCGATCCGATTGAAGTTGTTCAGCCTGTACGTGACAACATCATCTTCAGGCCCAACCCCGGTCCTCAGACCAACTTCTTAGCTGCTTCAGAGCGTGAAGTGTTGTATGGTGGTGCCGCTGGTGGTGGTAAGAGCTATGCCATTCTTGCTGATCCGTTGCGCTACATGGCCCATCCACAATTTAGTGGACTAATTCTTCGTCACACTACAGAGGAACTGAGGGAACTGATTTGGAAATCTCAAGAGATGTATCCAAAGATCTACCCCGGCATCAAGTGGAGTGAGCGAAAGATGCAATGGCAGCATCCAAGTGGGGGTAAGTTGTGGATGTCCTACCTTGACCGTGACGAAGATGTGATGCGTTATCAAGGTTTGTCGTTCTCCTACATCGCTTGGGACGAGCTAACACAGTGGCCTACACCGTTTGCCTACAACTATATGCGTTCTCGTCTGCGTACAGCAGCACCTGACCTGCCTGTGTTCATGAGAGCTACCACCAACCCCGGTGGCCCCGGTCATCAATGGGTTAGGAAGATGTTCATTGTGCCTTCACCGCCCGGTAAAAGCTTCTATGCCACCGATGTTGAGACAGGAGAGACACTGGTGTACCCTAAAGGGCACAGCAAAGAAGGCCAACCGCTGTTCAAACGCAAGTTTATATCGGCTAAGCTGGCTGACAATCCCTATTTGGCTGACTCAGGCGACTATGAAACGATGTTGTTGTCCTTACCAGAGCACCAACGTAAGCAATTGTTGGAAGGCAACTGGGATATTGCAGAGGGTGCAGCGTTTTCTGAGTTCAACAGAGCCATTCACGTTGTAGAACCCTTCAACATCCCCAGTAGTTGGCCTAGATTTAGATCAGCCGACTACGGATATGGTAGCTATAGCGCTGTATTGTGGTTTGCTGTAGCGCCCGATGAGAGTTTGGTGGTGTATAGAGAGCTTTATGTCAGCAAAGTGCTGGCAGAAGACCTTGCTGTGATGGTAATGAACGCTGAAGATGACGAAAAGATTCGTTATGGTGTACTAGAT